GTACCTGTGAATATCGTTTATTATCAGACAAGAAATCAATATAGCCCTTTGCGCTGTCTTCTACGGTGCTATACGCCCTAAAACTATCATTTATAGTGACAGTTTTCCCATTTATAACTTCTTTTGTTGAGGCAGTGACTGCTCCAGCGTTGCCAGTGCCAGTGTGTGCTTTTATTCCAAACGCGTTGTTTCCAACCATTCGTGTGCCATATCCTGTTTCTAAGCACGTTTGGGCAGCTCCAAGACGAGCAACGACGTCTGGATTTGGCAGTCCCTTAGCAACAGCTTCTTTGTATAGCGCGTTATACATTTTATTGTAGTATGCCTTTTGACTTTCGGTTGAGGGTGTAGTTTTTCCAACGCCATTTGGATTTACGTTTGTGTTGCTAGCGCCCTGTCCAGTTTGATCACCGGCGCTGCCTTTAACTGATTCTAATATATTTCCTTCTACGCTAGGAACAAGTTTGGCAACCTTTAACTTATTTGTGTATATGCCGTTAGAAAAAACAGATGCCGCGACGAGAATAACATAGTCTCCAGACGCAAGCTCATCAATTTCTGATTCTTGTCTATCATTTTCTAATTTTGGCTTTGGCACCTTTAGATTTATTTTTACTCCAGGTTGCATCGCGCTGTCTCCATAGACTACAATATCATGGTTAACCTCGTTTAACCGAGCATAGAGCGCCCTTGACGGCGGTAAGTATCGTTCGCACGCAGTAATAGAATTATACGCAACTCCCCCGCTGTTGCCGTCTCCAAACTCAGAAATACCACGATTTACGTGCACGCTGACGACGTTCGAGCTTGCAATTGTGTGCATCGTGGCAGTTTGTGAGTTTCCACTTCTGTCTTTGATGTTATATTTACGTGGTTTCCAGTCAGACGTTTCTTTGCCGTTAAAGTCTAGAATATAAAATGCTTTCGAAGAAAAATCTATAACGTTATACCGACTTGCATAGGCACCAGCGTTTGATGCCTTTAGCCGATCGAGTTTGATTGAAGAGGTCATGCTCAGCAGACGATTTCTTTCGGCTACTGTATGCTTTTCTGTTCCAGGTTCTTCTTTGATAAATGGTTTAAACTCATATTTTGCAACGATTGGAGAAGTCTTTCCGGAAAGATTGGACCACGAAGATAAAAATATTTCTCCAGGACGAGTGGTGTTGCTGTATAAGAAAAACGGAGAGCCGTTTTCTGTAAAGCAGCGTGAACGCAACCACTCAGCGGCTTGCAATGGGCGTTGAATGTTTATAATTCCCTTAAATTTGGTTTCTATCTCTCCTTCTACATTAAATTCTTTTAGTCCCAAGTCATCTTTAAAAATAGTTTCAATATTTTGATCTAGTCGTTTTCCGTCATCAAGCACACGACATATATTCATAAGACTGCTACGATAAGCAAATTCTGAAATTGCTAAAAGCGTATAAATCTGTGTGTGAGGAAAGTCTAAAGTACGAACAAGAGTTGGATATTCCTTTACTGAAAATGTATGTTCTATCGCATCTCCAATCGCTGGCTTAATTTTTATTTCAATATTTTCTTGTCCGCATATTTGGAGTTGTTTGCCGCCAACTGGTTCAAATAATTTTTCAGTGTCACGTACGGATGCAGAAAGAGTTAGTACTGGAGAAAATAGCTCACTGGTAATTGTAAACGATTCAACTAGACTTCTTATGTCTTTTCTAACTCCTTGAGAGTCAATTATATCTAATTTTTCAACCTCAAAGGCGCCTGGCAACTTGACGTTTGCCTGATCGCTATAACCAATCTTAGGAGTATTTTTTGAATGAGCTGGCGCTATTGGTTTGGCTGACATAATTATTCTACATCATTTATAGTATTAAAGTATCTATCAGAAAATTCACTTATAAATTCTGGACGTATTACTCTTATCATTCGTTTCGAATCATTAATAGACGTTTCATACTCAAAAAATGATGTTATTTTTGGGTTAACTATAAGATCATTTGTTAGAGCGTCGTATGCGCTTAATACGGCGTCGCTTGGCGAATAATACTCGTATGCAGCGTTTGAATAGTCACTCCACCTAAACTCCGGCTTTGCTATCATAAGTCTCTTAGAGGCAATATAGTCTTCCTTTGTTGTTTTTGCGGCAACATGTTCACTAGCGCCAGTAATATCATATTGAGTAATCATAGAATAGATTGAATCAATCCATTCCGCCTTTAAAGCAATATTTTTATTTTGCGCATCTGTTTCTGCCTTTAAAACTTTATCTTTATCTTTGGCGTCTGCAGAAGACAGTTCCAACTCGCGTATCGAGTCGTCCCAAGCTATTTTATATGCGTAATTATTACTTTCTACAAAATCTTCTCTAGACGCTACTTCAATTCTTTTTGCATTAATAATTTTGTGTATGTCACTTATAATGCATTGGTGTCTTTTTGCGTCGTATCGAATAAAATTTGAACGATACTCGCCGTCACCAGACACAAACTTTAGATATGGCAAATATTGAGAAGTTAGTGGTATAAACGACATATCTAAAAATCCGGTGCCGTCCAACTCTAACTGTGGGTTTGTAGTCGGTTTAATTGATAGCGATGAATATTTAGAGTATTCTTGTTCTATCATTCGCGTAAAGTTTCTGTATGACAGCGGCCAAGACGAAGTATAGCCGTCGCGTAAAAAATCATTTACGATAAAAAATGTCCAGTAATAAGAGGAGTTTTGATAAAGCTTATGTGAAACTACGTCGGGGCGATCGCCGTCATTTACGCTATAGTATGTATATAGCGCGCTGTCATCAGCGATGCGGGTCGAATTTATAATTACAGCACGAGAAATATCAGTGAGTTCAAATATAGAACCGTCTGAAAATAAATCATAGTTTATTTTAGGATATTTTGTAAAAAAAGACATAGTTTATGTTGGTAAGGTGTCTCGTCTATGGGCTCGCGTTTCCATAAACTGTAACTGAATGGATGTTTCGATTGGTGAGCCGTCAGCCCTCCACATATTGGCGGTACTGTTAAACGTAGTGCTAACTTCAGTTAAATATGTTTGTCCTATTTTTGGTATATCAGTTATGACGTCTCCGCTTCCGCCCTTTCTAAACTCTATAGTCCATTTTGGTGGATATTTTAATTGAAACTCGCCGCCTTCTGGATAAAGGTTTTTACGAAATGCTTCTACAATATTTTTTATAGCAGTTGCTTCAGTCGTTGAAGACGGTATTAGTTGAAAGGCAAACGTAAAAACTCGGGTATTTGTCGCAGTAAATTCAGTGTTTATATTTTTGTTTAAGGTCGTTCCGGTGCCAATGCTTATTGCACTTTGTATTGATTCATTTGCTCCAGTTAAGGCAGTCACTCCTTGTACAAGTGAAGAAATCGATGAATTTGCAAGTCCTGCCTTTGCGTTGTTGTATATATTACCCATCTGCTTAATCGCAGCTTCGCCGGCACCTTTAAATGTATTTGCGCCAGAAGCAGCTGACGCTATGCCTGCGATACTGCCTCCCAAAAATCCCAATTCGGAATTATTGTATGTTGCGCCGTCACCAAATTGTAGCGAGCCTGGTATAGGCAATACTATTGTAGCAGCCGCCGCGCCTTTGCATGAAAATTTAATAAACGGGCGTGATGACAGCTTTGCTCGATCACTTGGAAAACCATATGTCATATAAGTATTTATATGGCGAAAAAACATTATTATAGCGGTAAATATCGCATAATACATCGAGAAAAATATGATGGCGACGCGTCTGGAGTCGTCTATCGTTCGTTGTGGGAGCGTCAAGTTTTTAAGTGGTGTGACGAAAACGCTGCAGTAGTCTCTTGGAGCAGCGAAGAAACAGTCGTGCCATACCGGTGTAGGTCAGACGGAAAGAGTCATAGATATTTTGTGGATTTAAAAATTACATTTAAAACCGGTGAAACGTATCTGATCGAGATAAAACCAAAAAAACAAACACAGGAACCAACTGTGAAATCTAGAAAAACAAAGGCATACATTACAGAGGTTCTTACATACGCTAAAAACATATCAAAATGGGAAGCAGCCAGAGAATATTGCGCCGATCGAGGATGGATTTTTGAGGTATGGACCGAAGACACCATAAAGGCGCTTGGCATAAAATTATTGACGTAAAAAAACGTTATAAATAGATATATGCCGTCTCTTTTTTCTAAGATTCAAGCCGATGCAGAACGCGCCGGCTTTTTACCGCGTACTGCAGAGTCGCGTGACTGGTTTATACGTAAAATACGTAGCCTGTCAAACATATCCCCGTCAAGGGTGTTAAATGACGACTCATTACAGACACGTGGCAAACCACTCATTGGTCGTATGTTTATGTTTTTGTATGACCCCAAATACAAAGAGACACTGCCATACTACGATAAGTTTCCGCTTATACTCATGGTAGGACCGGCAAAAGGAGGATTCTATGGTCTAAACTTACACTACTTGCCGCCACGGCAGCGGGCAGTCTTTTTTGACCGTCTTATGGATCATATGAATAATAAAAAGCTAGACGAGACAACTCGTTTTAGGCTGTCATACGACATGTTAAGCAGCACTGCAAAGTTACGAGCATACGCCCCTTGCTTTAAACACTACTTGTACAAACATGTCGTTTCTAAAACAGTCGAAGTGCTTCCACCCGAATGGGAAATAGCACTCTTTCTACCAACTGATTCTTTCGTAGGTCAAAAGAACGCTTCAATTTGGCAAAAAACACGCACTCTAGTCTAATATGTCTTCATCAATAAATGATTTTAAATCTGCCATAATTAGAAATGGCGGCATTGCTAAACCAAATCGCTTTTACGTAACGTTTGCTGCAATTCCTGGGTCGTCTGAATCAACACGAGACATACCATACTTGTGTGAGACGGCTAGCATTCCTGGAAAACAAATAACGACTTTAGACTATGATATCGGCACTCGTCGTCCACTAAAAATACCAACTGGATATATTGAGGATGACATTACAATGACATTTATTGCGACTAATAATAATTTTATTAAAACTGCGATAGACAAGTGGATGCAAAAGATAATAAATATCGATTCGTATCTGCTAACTTCTAATTATAGTGACTATAAGACTGAAATAGGTATTACTCAACTAGATGAACAAAATAAAGAGGTTCATAAAGTAACTTTGCAGGGAGCCTATCCAATTACTCTAAACTCCATGGAATTAGACAACAACAGTGAATCTACTATTCAAAAAGTAACAGTAGTATTTACATACGATAAATTGAAAATTATACACTAATATATAACATTATGCCATTACCAACACTTGAATCACCAAAATATATACTGACTGTGCCATCAACTTCGCAGTCAATTGAATATCGTCCATTCCTCGTAAAAGAAGAAAAAATATTATTGCTCGCACAGGAGTCTAATAACTCGGGCGAAATGATGTCAGCAATCAAAGACATTATACGCGCATGCACTTTCAACGTATGCAAACCAGAACAATTAACGTCGTTTGACCTCGAGTATATTTTCTTAAAACTGCGCGCTAAAAGCGTAGGAGAAATTAGCAACATACGCTGCAAGTGCGATCACTGCGAAACGTACAACGAAGTTTCAGTAAACATAGACGACATTGAAATTACGTGGCCAAAACAGCAGGTTAATAACAAAATTATGTTAACCGATAAAATTGGAGTAATTTTACGTCATATATGCGTTGATGACATGTCATCCATAGTGTCTGCGTCTGAAGTTAACGTTGACACAATAACAAACATGCTTATTGCATCAATCGAATCAATTTTTGATGACAGCGGAGTCTATACAGCAGCGCAGTCGACTCGTGAAGAACTATTGACGTTTGTAAACAGCTTAAATCGCGCGCAGCTTAATAAAATTGAAGAGTATATATCAAACACTCCAAAATTACAGCACACTCTTCAGTTTAACTGTACTGGCTGTAAAAAAGAAAATGATATTACTCTTACTGGAACACAGGCTTTTTTCGAATAGCCCTCTCACATGAATCGTTGACTAATTATTATCAAACAAACTTTGCACTAATACAACATCACAAATATAGTTTAACTGAATTAGATAATATGCTGCCGTGGGAGAGGGAAATTTATATCGCAATGTTAATAAAACACATACAAGAAGAAGAAGAAAAACGTAAAAAATGAACGACGAATCGACACTAGCACAAGTTGTAAAGGAATTACAAAGCTCAAACCTGTCTCAAGATCTTATACTTGATACAATTGATAACTATGACTTTAC